CGGTGAACGGCGTACCGTCGGGGTTCCACAGGCGTGCCGGCACGTCCATGGCCCCGGTCTTGTGTTTCTTCTTGCCTGCCGGCTGGATGATGAAGTCCTGGGTGAACGCGCTCATCAGTCACCCGCTTCCGTGGAGGACTTGAGCACGGCGAACGCCTTGGGTTCGATGACCGCGTAGGAGAACATGGCCTCGGTGCGGTAGGCGATCTGGTTGTGGGCTTTGAGGTCGACGCCGGTCTGGTCGGGGTCGCCGTAGGGGATGATCTCAGACGTAATGTCGCGCACCATGCCCCATTTGATGAGGCTGAAATCGCCCATGATGGCGAGCACGTGGGTGGGTGTCTTGGCCTTGGCCCCGTTGACGGTGGCGCTGGTGGCGGCCTTGATGCCGTCGAGGGTGCCGACCTGCAGGTTGAGCGGGATCTCGGGGTAGTAGCGCATGCCGGTGGCGGGTACGCGGATCTTGCGCAGGCGGGAGGCCCACGTGCGGCTGATGGCGATGCCGTTGATGTCGTAGGTCTCGTTGAGCTGGTCGGCCAGGTTGTCGACGTTGGTGATGTCGTCGTCTCCGGCGGTGACCTGCATGGCGCGGGCCGTGAGCGCGTCGAATCCGGTGAGGGGTTCGCCGGTCTTGGGGTTGATGGCGTGGTAGACGACGTAGTCGAGGGCGCGGCCGATGGCCTCGGCCTGGTCGGCCTGGATGGACTGGATGATCTGGAAGCGGTTGTCCTCGTCGGCCCATTTGAGCTCGCTAGTGACGCGGGTGGTGGTCTGCACCTTGAACGTCTTGCCGCTCACGTAGTTCAGGTCTTGCTCGTAGGAGCTCTTGGTCTGGCCTTCGGCGGTCACGTCGGCCTCGGCGGCGCCGTTGAAGATCATGTATTCCTTGTCGGTGAAGATCTGCGGGCTGCTCGGGGACAGCGCGGCGATGGTAGAGGTTTCCTTGACCTTGTTGACGACGGCCGTGGCGACGGTCTTGGGCAGGTGGAGTTTGCTGGTGTCCATTGCCATGATGTTGTTCCTTTCTGGGGGATGATTGCGTTTAGAGGTTGGAGAACAGGTCGTCGGCCCATGCGCGTTCGTCGGCGTCGGCGGCCTTGCCGTCGGGGGTCTTTCCCTGGTTGGGCATGCCCTTGGGCTTGGGGTGCGCGTACTGGTCGATGGCCTTCGCGTTCGCGGTCATGGCCTCGAGCGTGTCGCCGTGCAGCAGCGAGGCGGGCACGCCGGTCTCCTTGGAGACCTGCGCCTTCCACTCGTTCTGCTGTCGTTCCGCCTCGTAGGCGGCGTTGGCGGCTTCGAGTTCCTTGATGCGTTTGGCGGCCTTCTCGGCTTCGGACAGCTGCGAGTCCTTGAACTGTTGCAGTTCCTCGGCGGCCTTGCTGTTGTCCTTGGCGCGCTGCTCCCATTTGCGCGAGTGGGCGCGCTGCTCCTCGAACTTCGCCTTCCAGTCGATGTCCTCGCCGGTGTCGGCCGGGTCTCCCGTTGCGGGGTCGCCGGAGCCGCCTTCGTCCGCGCCGGAATCGATGAGACGAAGGTTGTTGCGGAATCGGTGCCAGTGCGGCATGTCGTGCATGATGGTTCTCCTTTGTGGTTGATGGGGCCCGTTCCGGGCGTAAAAACCACCCGTGCGGGTGGTGTGGAGTGGCGGGTGCAGGATTCGAACCTGCGTGGCGTGGTGCAGCCGATTTACAGTCGGCCCCGATCGGCCTCTCTGGCAACCCGCCGTATGGTAGAATCGAGGTAACGGGGATCCCACGTAACCGGCTCTTGAGACCGGCACATAATCCGGGGGGTTATCCCCGTTTTTCTATTTCAATACGATTTGGTGGAATCCTTCCGAGTCGAACACCCACAGCTCTTTGATGTGGGATTCATGACGGGCGTTGTACAGCGACAGTTGGTTGACGAACTTGTCGGGCAGTTTCGTGCTTCCGAAGTCCAGTACGAACACGTCCTTGACAACGCCCTGTTCGACGCCGCCGACGACGGCGTCGTTGATGCGTTGGGCCACGTTCCTGTATTTCAGGCCTGCCGGTGATTTCAGTTCGGCGTCGCATTCGTGGCTCAGCCAGTGAAAGTCGTTGCTGGGCTTGCCGTCATGGCTTTTCGGTATCCACTCGTATTCCTCGCCCAGCTTCTGGAACTTCTCGAGGAACACGATCTCGTGCCGTTCGAGGATTTCCCTGCTCGGGTCGACGCCGACGGCGAGCTGGCGCCGGTACCAGGATTCCGCAGTGCCTTTTGGCTCTCCCTTCATTGACAGGAGTCTGACGGACTGCTCCCACGGCATGGTCGGCGTCGGGTAGACGCCGTCCGTGAACGCCATGGGATTGTCCCGGCGCATGCGCTTGAGCTTCTCCCGGTAGTCGCCGCCTCCCTTGCTGGCTTCCTGCCACATGGCGGTGAGCCGTTCGGGGTTGTATCCGGCGAGTGTCTGGCGGCCCCAGCTGGGGACGATCTGGCAGTCGCAGTCCCGGTGGTATTGCATCTCCAGGCCTGCCGAGTCTTCGCTCAGGTAGGTGAAGCCCCGTGATGCGAGCATGGTGCAGAACGCGCATGTCCTTGCTCCGCGCGGCACTCTGGCCCATCGTGGTTTCGACGGGTCGATGCGCATGTTGCGTTGGGTGGTCAGGCGTGCGGAGGCGTTGATCATGTCGGCGACGAATTGCATCGCGTCATCCGGGTTGCCCAGATCGGGCCACAGGTCTTCGATCGTGGCTCCCGCGCGTGACTGTCCGTTCTTGACCTGCGTGTAGGTCAGGCCGGCGTAGTCGGTGTTGTTGAAGCCGCCCTGCACCTGCCAGAGGGCGCGGTCGGGGTCGATGAGCCGCGTGTGGTCGAAGTCGTCGAGCCGGACGCCCGCGTATTCGCTCCACAGGCCGCGCACGGTGTCGTAGTATTCGTTCGCCAGCTGGGAGGCGTCGCGGGAGAAGTCGCGGATCGCGTCCTTGACGTTCAAAGGGTCGCGGTCGACCATGTTCTCGATGACGTCGGCCGCGCCCTCCCTGAGGTTGTCAAGATCGGTCTGGTAGTCCCTGTATGCCCTGTCCAACAGCCGTTGCAGTTCCGGAGGGGCTTTCGGATTCGCTGCCATCAGCCGCCTCCGTGTCCTGCGTATTCATCCGCTGCTGTCTGAGCTGGTCGATGTTCCGTTGGGCCTTCATCCGCTGCTGGTAGGCGCGGAACGATTGGAGTTCGCCGAAGGTGAGGCCGAGTTTGGCCAGTCCCACGTCGGAATCCGCCCAGTCGCCGTTCACGCCGGCGACCTTCGTGTAGTAGTCGGCTCTTGCCGCGTCGCTCACCTCGCGGGTCGGCGCCCACAGGGGGCGGATGCCGGTCAGGTCGGGCGGCTGCGGGCTGTTGTCGCGCAGTTGCACGGCCATGCCCATGGCGTTGAGGAGCTGGCGGGAGAACATGCGGTTCTGCCGGTTCGCGGTGCGCGTCAGCTGGTTCTCGGCGGCGGCGAGCGCTTCGGCGCTGGTGGGGTTGGCCAGTCGTATGCCGAGTTGTTCGGGTGGGATGTCGGTTTCGGCCGAGGCGAGCATGGCGATGGTTTCGAGCATGTCGCCGTGGGGTTGCATCGATGCCTGGGAGACCTGTTTGAGTTCGGGGATGTCGCCGTTGATGTCGCGGCTGACCGCGTTGATGCTGCTGACGAGCGCGCTCCATGTGTCCTGTTGGAAGGATTCGCGGCTCAGGCCGAGGAACCAGATTTTGGGCACCGAGTAGAATTCGGCGGACGCTTCCATGCGGACCATGGTGCGCATGGCCATGTCGGTCAGGTTCATCAGGGCGCGGTTGATGCGTGAGCGGCCGAAGGGGCGGTCCATCTGCTTGTCGTAGACGATGGGCACCACGGCGACGCGGTCGAGCCGGTTGTATTGGGGTTCCGCGTCCCACCCGTATCCGGTTTTCATGCAGGCGTAGTTGCGGCCGGGCAGCCATGCGTTGAATGCGGTGATGTTGCCCCATTTGTCGCTGTCGGTGATGGTCAGCGCGGCTTTGATGCGGCGGCGGTCGTTGTCCCATAGTGCGGCGGACCAGTCGGCCGAGCGCGGGGTGATGAGGATGCGCTCGTTGTCGTCCGGGTCGTAGTCGATGGTCAGGAAGCTGCAGGAGTGCTTGTAGCAGCTGATGACGGCCTCGCTCATGTCGGTTTCGAGCTCGTTCATGCGCATGATCTCGTCGATGCCGTGGTTGTCGGCTCCGGCGGCGGTCTCGAATCCCTCGAACACGCTCTTGTCGGCGAGCGCGCGCACGCTTTTCTGTGGCCAGCCGACCACGACGCCGGCTTTCTGGGCGACGATGTTCGGGATGCTGATGCCGAGGTTGTTGAAGCGTTGTTTGGCGTCGTAGAACGCGGAGCGTAGCAGGTTGCGTGGGTATTTGTTGCGCCAGAGTTCCAGTAGGCGGGTGATGTCCGTCATGTCGTTGTCGGGCACGTTGGCGATGTGTGTCATGAACGAGGAGCCTGTGGACAGGTAGGGGTTGCCGAAGCTGATGGATTGTTCGCTCATCCGATCATGACCTCCTGTACTCGGTCCGGGTCTCGTTTGGTTATGGTGGTGCCGTAGAGGGCGAGCGTGCATGCCACGAGCGGGCTTATGTCGATGTCGCTGCCCATCGGGTTCCATCCGACGGCGCCGGATTTGCCGATGCTGCGTGTGGTGGCGTTGGCCACGGCCGTGGCGAGCGCCGGTGCTTTGTCGTCCGGCAGGTGGGTGAGTTTGCCGTCTCTGAGCATGTCGAGGAATTTGCCGCAGGCGCGGCCCATGTCGCTGTAGTTGGTGACGATGACTTTCACGTGCCGGGCTTTGAGGTCGGCCAGCAGGCTCATGGCGGGTGATTGCGAGTCGATGGCCACGCTTGCTGTGCGCGGCCAGTGGTCGGCGATGTAGTCGACCGCCCATTGGGTGCCTTTGGATTGGGTGGACTCGAAGCGGCGCAGTTCGATGTGCGCGGTGCCGTCCCTGTGGTTGACGGCGCCGC